GTAGTTGCACCTATTCGTTGTATAACCTTTCTAAAATTTTAACTGAACATGATATAGATAATAAACTATTTTTAAGTCCAGGCACGTTAATAGCAAATCAACGACACGAGCTAGTGTTAGCCGCAAAAGAATGGGGAGCGACCCATGTAATGTTTATTGATAGTGATATAGAATTTCAACCATACCATGTTTTGGATCTAATAGATTTTAATGAACTAATAGTAGGCGCTGCCTACAGTAAAAGAGTGGCTCCTTTTATAACTACAGCATGGCACAAAATATATGATTGGAATTCTCATGTAGATATTTCTAATCAAATTGATAGCCACATTCAAGTAGAATGCATGGCACTGGGTTTTTGTTTAATCAATATGTCAGTGTTTGAACAACTTGAATTGCCGTGGTTTATATTAGGTTATGACAAAACAGTAAATCAATACACAGGTGAAGATATTGAATTCTTTAGACAATGTAATGAGGTTGGAATTCCGATTTGGCTTGATGTTGCTACAACTTGCGAATTAGGACACTTGGGTACGCAATCTTTTAAAGTTGCTGGCGGTATCGAAGTAGACCCTTCCATTTAGTATTCCATCTGTTTAGTTTAAGTATATTAGCTTCTGCAGAAACTATATTGTCTTTATCTGCAAAGTATCTTTGTACAGCGAGGTCTTTCTCAGTATTATCTATTAATATGTTTAATGTGTTATCTTTTGACGATAGCAACAATTTTATAATAGGATGATGCATATCCTCTAAGTTTAATAAGTGTTGAGTTTGTAAATACCAACGCTCTACATAACTTATCTCGGGTTTGAATAAAGTATTAAGCAATGGATTGTTTAGCCGAACATCCCAGCAATAATATAAGTCTAATGATCTAGCGACTTTAAGAGGTTGTTCCTTTTTGGGAAATGGTATTATTTCTGCCATTCTTTTTATCCATCCAATTATAAAAATTTCTAAACTTTTCTTTTAACCGCTTTGAACTTAGCATTTGCCTAGTCTTAGGATGTAAAGGCCCTGGCAAGCATTCAATATCGGTCCATGCATAGCCTGTATTTTCTTCGTTTAATTCGGGTATAAATTCCTTATTAACTAATACAATATATGTTTCGTAGATAAAATCTTTGCTACGACTTTGATAGCTATGCAACGGTATTATTTTTTTAATCTTTGTTAGTTGTAATTCTTCTTCTAACTCTCTTCGTAATGCATCAATTGGCTGTTCGCTGTGTTCAACTTTGCCGCCAGCAAACGTCCAGGTGTTGGGGTGACTTTCGGATGGACTTCTTAGAACAGACATAACTTTATTAGTCTGTTCACTAAGAATAATAGCACCTACACCTTTAAATTGTTTCACAAATATAATCTCCACCAGCCGTTTTGATATGTTCCTTCAACAGCACTGATCCATTGTCCATTGCGCCATTCATATGTTAAGCCCGTTGTAGTATTTAACACCACGGCAGTAGAATTGCTAGTACTATCAAACGATACAATCCATGTACTGCCGTTGTATTGTATGATGTCGTTGGCTTTAGCATTTACTACTCCCCAGTATGAATTATTAGGTACATCTTCTAATACTAAGTATCGCTGTCCAGTAACAGCAGTAGGAAGATTTTTTCCAGGAGCACTCTTAGATGGATTAATGATAGCGTTTACTGCGGCCTCAGTAGAAGGAGGTAAACTATCAGTGTCAACGCTAATATAAGCAACGTTAGATCTATTTGGATCTTCATCTAAACTATTAATAACGGCAACAATATCGGCACTAGGATCACTTGGATCTACACCACGTCTTAGTCTAAGATTACTAATTCCAGATTTCATATTACCGAATGGTTTAAGAACAGTTGCCCAACTTAATAAGTCGCCATTATTATCAGTAGCTCCTCCAGCTTTATTCAAGATAATAGCTTGATCCCCTACAACTTGTAACTGTAATTTTAAATTTTCAAATGTTACTACTACCCATTCCTTATTAGGTATTGGATCACTGGGATTCCAATCCAACATATCGTTGTTTTGTTTCTTTTTAATTTCAGTAAGGATAGTATGGATAAGTGTTTGTCTTTTAACTTTAGCAGGAGGGTTGATTAATATAGGTATAGTAAAGTTCATTGCCGCAACATCAATGATATCGTCAGTACCTTGCGGAACTTGACGTACACTCCAAATAACGTTGACTAGTTCAGTATAAGTTAGGTTTGACCAATCAAACTGGTTATCATTGGTTTTTAAGTTAATGCTAGGATTAAACAATACTAGCAGTTGTTCCATTAGTTGTAGCTTTTGATCAGTATTGCTAGTCCATATATCTACTTGCACTGTCAAATCATAAGGAACAGGCATATACCTTTCAATGGTGTAAGTGTTACCTACCTCACCGTCAATATATTGCCCGGTAACATTATCAAACTTCTTTTCATAAACACGTTGGGTATCGACGTGTGTTGGGTTTGTTCTACGCTCTGCACTAATTTGTAAATCAGTTACATAACAGCTTATAAACGGAACTGTATTAATGGCGTTCTCACTTTGATTCTTTAAGATGTGAGCAGCCATACGATTTATGTCACCGTAGCGTACAGGTACTTGAATGTAACTTTCATTACCATCTCTATCCTTGCCAGTTTTTACACTAAACCCACCTAGAATACGCATAAATTGCAGTAAGTATTTTCTTATTTGTTCATCGTAAAAATATTGCATGGTTAATCTGCCTTAGGTTTAACTACTTGACTTAATGCTTGACGTTCAGGCATTTCTTTACCACCAACTACAGTTGTGTTATTATTGTTAATAAAGCCAGCACCGTTTAGTACTCTATCTCTTAAATCAACAGGACCATTAGGAGTATTGATTCGTTGCCAACGAGTTCCACGATAAGCAAACATTGCCGGTGGACTATAATCTGTACGCAAGAAGAAATCTCCTTGATGCGGATTCAATGGGAAACTTAATCCCTCATTCAATGCCTCGCCGTGGTCGTATGTTGGATTAGCGTCACGTTGATAATTTTTGCTAGTATCCTGCAATCCTTCAGTGTTATCAGTGTTATCCAAAATATTAGGTGCAAGCTGTTCGCCACGTGCAATGATAGCATTACTAATTTGTAATTCTTTCTGGTAAGTGCTTAACGCATCTTTTAATGTATCAGTGCTATCTTCATTGGCTTTCTGTTGTAAAATATCTCTATACTCTTGTGCATCAGTCATTGGGCTAGCTTTAATACGCCAAATGTGAGGATACCAAGTTTGACTAAAACCTTCAGCGGCACGACTAGCATCTTGAATAACATAAAATTTATTTACAGCAGGTTTACTTTGATCTAATAACAAATCGTCTCTAATGTGTGGCAACTCGATTACATCGCCAGCCATTAATTTTCTGCCCATTCTATCGACCATATCATTTGTATGAAAGCTAATGAAGATAGTGTCAGCACTTAAAAACAAACCAAACTGAGTTAAGTCAAAGTCTTGGTCACCTACGTTATAAACTCCTCGAAGTTCATAAACATCGGGATCATACATTCTATCTCGATTTTCTAAGAACAACAAGTCTTGTATCTTGGTTTCGTTGAGAACATCATTAGCCTTATAGTTAGGCTTAGTCGGATCAGTACTGGCACCCTGATCAATAGGTTGTAAATATTTGTGTACTAAAACGCCAGTACCGCCTACCATAAATTGCTCACGGATGAGTCTATCCATGAAATGGTAGTCGTTTGTTTTTTCGTTTTTCCACAGGCTTAGTCTTGGCATAATGTACTATTTACCTATAACTTTTAATTGGCAATTACTCCAAAATCTGTGAAAATCTTTGATTTTTGGCCCTTTTCTCTGTATAATCTGATTATACCTTATATATAAAGGTAGTTGATTATTTTAATTAACTAAAAGAAAAGGAAATTTAATATGAAAAATACAATCTTAGCAACTATGTTAGCATTGGCAACTGGTGTAGCATCTGCTCAAGTTACTGTAAGCGGTAAAGTCAGTGAGTGGGTAGATAGTACAAAAACAGGAGCAACTCGTGCAACTAGTTTAGTTACAGAACCAACTAGCAACTTCGCTTTTACAGCTAATGAAAAACTAGCAAACGGCTTATCAGCTCGTGCAGTAGTTGACACTAGTCTTAGCGGAAATACTATCAATGGATCAGGTACACAACTTGGCGATCGTCAAGGTACAGTTGGCCTAGCTAGTTCGTTTGGAAGTATCGATTTAGGTCGTAATGTTCACAGTCAATTTTTAGCTATCACCAACAATGATGTTTTTGGAACTATGTATGGTTCTGTTGCTGGTGATGTCCATAACTTGCGTGGCCTGCGTATGAGCAATGGTACATTTGTTAGTGTTACTCCAGTTAAAGGTGTAACAGTTACAGCTGACAATGCTCACAATGTAACTGGCGTAAATGCAAGTTCATATAGTGCAAGTACCAGCGCACTTGGTGTCAATGCCACCGTAGCAACTTATACTGCTGGTGAAGAAAAAAGTACAGTAGTTGGTCTAAGTACCAATGTTGCTGGCACAACTTTAACCTATACGCATAGCGATGACAAAGGCGCTTTGAATAGTAAGGGTGATTTAGTGGGTGTGGCTCGAGCATTTGGTCCATATACAGCTAAAGCAAGTTTTGGTAAAACTAACACAGATGTTAAAGTTTATGCTTTAGGCTTAGACTACAATCTAAGCAAGCGAACAGCAGTTGGCTTTGCTTATAGTAATGTTGACGCTACAGGTACATCAAATGACGTATCTAAGGTGGGTGTTGGTTTAACACATCGTTTCTAATTAATAGTAATTGATTAGCATAAACCCGCTTCGGCGGGTTTCTTATTGACTAAATGATAAATAATTACAATACACTTTAAAGGATTTTTTATTATGGCTATTACAGATAACTATAAACGCATTCTCCCAGTTACTTCAATGGGAACTCCAGAATTAGCATACTTCGTGGTTGATATGGGCGAAGACGTTGAGTCTAATTATGATGACAGCAACAGCTTATATTCACAAGCAGTTCAAGCATTACAACTAAAAACAGATTTATATATGGTAAGCGTACCAGATGGTAGTATCTTTACATTTGCAGCCAGAGTATCAAGTATACCAGGCGCAGAAGCAGGCGCAACATCTGGAACTATTCCTAGCCTAGGCACAGATATTTCCGAATTTGTCAGCGACAAAGTAGTGACAAATATTTCTATTCTTAATGGTGGCAGCGCCAATGACGTTGGCGATCAATTTGAATTCCGTCATGCGAATTTTGCAACTCCATTAAGAGTTCGTGTTTCGGCATCTAATAGTGGTGTTGCCACAGCAGTAACTATTGTAAACTCCGGTATATGGACAGATGGTGACAACTTACCTGCTAATACTACAGCGGCAGGCTTTACCAGAGTTCAAGTAGCCGCAGGACAAGACTGGAACGGTGCCAACTTACAAGTCAATTTGAATACATGGGGACTTAGCAATGTTGTAGTTTACAATGCCAGCATTGTAGGCGGCAGTTTAGTTTGGAACGACTAATAAAAACCAAAGTATTACAAACCCGCTTCGGCGGGTTTTTTATTGACACAAATTGGTACAGGTAGTATAATACACTTATGAACTTAGAAATCCATACCAAATCCGAAGATAAACGCAAATTAATGGAAGCTCTTGGCAAATCTTATGCTAAGTTACTGAAAATTAATAACCGTAAAGGTAATGTGTTTATTTCTACTAAACGAGATGTTCGAAGCGGCCACGACGCAGATGGACTAACCCTTGGACTAGGTAAAGATATTTTTATCTTTATCCAAAGTACTTTGGGTTATGCTGATACTGCTCGAGTTCTTGCTCACGAAATGGTTCATGCAAAACAATATCTACTTGGACACATCAAACATAAAGAGCATCGCGGCAAGTGCTACACTTACTGGATGGGAAAACTAAACAAGAATGACTATCTAAATCAGCCATGGGAAGTCGCGGCATATAGTCAAGAATCTATTCTAATGCACAAAGCACTTAACATTCTCGCAAAAAGGAAAAAATAATGGTAACTAAAAAAGCAGTTAAACAAGTAAGCTCAGATAAATTGGCATGGCGTTTCGAACCTCCTGCTAAGACTGTAGCATACAGAGAAGTCGATTCCAAATATGTAGGTGAAGAACCTACTTACCCTAGCGTAGAAGAACAGCAATCTTGGACTGACAGCGAATACCGCACACAGGTTATGCGTACACTAAATTGGTATGCTCACACACAAGACAAAAAGAAAAGTGCAGAATGGCTTGCTCAATTCCTTGCTCGCAATCCACGTCGTCAAAAAATAGCAGAAGCAGTTAAGCGTGGCGACATTTGGCCAGGCGCTACAGTGGGCTTTGCCTTACGTGCAGGTCGTGTTGGACTAGCACTTCGTTTTGGTACACTCCGTACTCTTGTTAAACAGCTTAAACAAGCAGACGTTGGCATTGACACTTCCAATCAAGTAGTAGAAGAAGTTAAAGACGACAAGCCTAAGTTCAATATCCAAGAACGCATGGCAGAAAAGACTTCAGAGTTCTTGGGTGAACTGGAAGGTCGCTTTGATGACTTTACAACAGAGTTCAAAGGTGAGCCTAAGCTAGTTGAACTAATGACACAGATGAATGTGCCTGCGGTACAGGTTAAAACTGTACAGGAGTTCATTAATAAAAAGATTGCAGAGTTTGAAGATGTTGTGTCTAGCAAAGATCCACAAGTTATTGAAGGTTATAAGCATTTAGGTAAGCGCCAACTTACGGCGATGATCAAATGGTGGACACAGGCACTAACAGATGCTAACAGCTACAACGTAGTTAAGAAAGCCGCTAAGGCTCCACGTAAGAAGAAAGCAGTGAGCCCAGAAAAAGTTGTGTCTAAGTTGAAGTACGCAAAAGAGTTTAAAGAGCTCAGTCTTAAAAGTGCGGACCCAACCACAATTCTTACAGCACAAGAACTTTGGGTGTACAATACAAAGACACGTAAGTTGGGTATCTATATTGCAGACCAATATGCAGGAGCGTTGACTGTCAAGAACAGTTCTATCCTAGGATTTGACGCCAATGCAAGTGTACAAAAAACTTTGCGTAAGCCCAAAGATCAACTTAAAGAGTTTAGCGCAAATGGCAAGCCGGCTGCTAAGAAATGGTTTAAAGGTATTAAGAGTACAGAGATTAAACTTAATGGTCGTATTAGTACAGATGTAATTTTGTTAAAGGTATACAAATGAAAAAAGCATTTATTGCATTATCGATTAGTGCGCTCTTGGTAGCGTGTGGTGGTGGAGGGTCAGGTAGTTTAACTATACCACAGACTCCTACAGCGCCACCCGCACCATTGACAGCCTTTGTTTCTAATCCTGATTTGCTGCCGGATCTAAAAGCAAAGTATGATCGGATTTGCGGCCCTGCCGCTAATATGCAAAATGCTATTCCTGTAGATCTAAACAATGACGGACGCAAAGATCTGTTGTTGACGATGTGGTGTTTTATTGTTCCAGGACAAAGCCAAACAGGACCAGTTACTAATTTGATGGTAGCATTGTTACAAAATGCAGATGGTACGTTCAGTGACAAAACCTCAGAAGTGTTTGGTATTGAATATCCTATGCTAGATGGTAAAAATCAAAATTGGGCTATTGCTGATTTTAATAATGATGGTAAACCAGATATTATCCTGGGAACAGATAAAGAAGATGGTAGAAGTATCGTAGGCATCGGTGACAATTTAAGGTCAAAGGCAGTTGCACTTATGAGTGGTTCAAGCACTTATACCATTGTACCTTTCGGCATTCCACGTTTTGGTGATAATGTAATTCCAGTTAGGAATTCTGCAAACAAACTACAGTTATTGATTATTACGGCAGATGTTCAAGTAGAAATGTGGGAATACAATAATGGATGGACTCAGATTCAAAATGAATTTAGTGCATTGAATCCTATACAGAAGAATCCAGTATTTTTAAATCCTAGGAATGACAATAAACTAGACAATACTAATTTCCTAGTTAACAATGTGATTAGTTATGCTTGCAATAGTTCAGGATGCTTAAAGGATACATACTCGCTTGAGTTGTGGTCAAAAGCCTCAGGGGCATGGACAAAACTAGATGATGTGCCAATGCTTAAACTAAAAGCAGTTCAAGCGCAGACAACAGGCCCTTCTAATTTTTGGACTCCGACAGTGGCTAACGTAGCTACATTTGAAGGTAAAGATTATATTGATATGGGTTTTGTACACGACGGATGTAGTATTAAAATGACTCCGACTTCTGCGCCAATAGCTTTGCGTAGCTTTTTGGGAGATGAAATTGTAGGCGGCTATCATGGACAAACTAGTTTAGATGCAAATTGGAGACCTCCCACAATGAAAATCTTCCCAATGGAAGTTGTTAATAACAAACTGGTAGTTAAGCCAAGCTTTATAACAGAAAAGCTTACAAGTAACTATTTTAAAATGAGTTGTAAAGATTACAATAACGATGGCTATGATGATATTATGGTAGAACTTGGCGGCGGTGGAGCAGTCTTTTACTTTAATGATAAAAATGGCGGATTCAAAAAGCCTAAGGATGGAGTTATCCCTAAGTTTACTTCTCAGTATTTTTCTTACAATGTACTTTACTCGGATATGAATAACGACAACATACTAGATATTATGTACTATCCTATTACTGGAAATAATCAGTATAACGGCGTTGGACAAACATCTGGGACTGATATGAAGATACAAATACCTTTATATAAAGCCCTAAGGAATATAGGATCTGAAGATTTGAATTGATAACTTAATCTCCCGCTAAATATACATAACGGGAGATTTTTTATGAGTATCAAAGACGAAGTTACTAAAGACATAGAACTTAGACTTGGCGGGGGAATGGTTGATGTAGAACTAGATTCTGCACACTATGACTTGGCTATTAATCAGTCATTGCGTAAGTATAGACAGCGCAGTAGCAGAGCAGTAGCAGAAAAATTCATCCCTATAGATATCAAAGCAGAACAGCAAGAATATCAATTGCCATTAAACGTGCAATTAGTTAGAGAAGTTATGCTTCGTCAAACTGGTACAACATTAGCCAGTGGTACAGGTGTTGACTTTGAACCATTTAATGCTATGTATTTGAATAACATGATGTTACAGAATTCCTCAAACTTTGCGGGATTATTAAACTACGAATTGTATGCTGACCGTCGTGAACTAATGGCACGTATGTTTGGTGGTTATGTAACTTTTACATTCAGTCAAAATGATAAGAAGATTTTATTGCATCGCAAGTTTAGAGCAGACGATACAGTATTTGCTTGGTGCTGGGTCGAACGTGATGACGAAGATTTACTAATAGATCCATATGCAGGTCCGTGGTTAAAAGACTATGCCTTTGCTAAAGCTAAGTTTATGTTAGGCGAAGCTCGTGCTAAGTTTGCTACTATTGCAGGCCCACAAGGTGGAACAAGTTTAAATGGTGACGCATTAAAAAGCGAAGCAGCCGCAGACTTAGAAAAGCTTGAAGAAGATTTAAAGAATTACGTAGACGGCGGCGGCTACGGAGGCTTTATAATTGGATAAGCAATTCAGGATTACTAGTCAGACTTTTCGTTTAGAAGGTGATGATCCTACACTCCCAGATTCTTATGTAGATCCAGTAGCATTAGCAGAACTTAAAAAGTTAGCAGGCATAGACTCGCTGAGTTTACTAAAGCCTTATACACAACAACCAGCCCAAGAAAATATCAGTGATACAGGCACAGAAAAATCACAGTATCAGCATAGCCATAACGTCCAACCTGGAACGGATGAATGGTTTAAGTTATGGTTTGCCAGACCTAAGTTAACCGGCGAAAAACCTATTGACAAGTAGAAATTGTTGCTATATACTAGCAACATGAACATTTATCTTGACATGGATGATGTAGTTGCTGATTGGATGAAGGCAGCTCGAGATTATCTAAAAAAACCGACCTGGGATTGGTCACAAATTCTTCCAGATACAGAATGGCGACGTCTTAAAGACAATCAAAGAATGTATCGTCATCTTCCACTTAAACCTGGTGCTAATGAACTAGTTGACTGGGTGACAAAATATTGTCGCAGAACAGATTCTGGTTTATTCTTTTTAAGCGCACTGCCGCATAACAATGATGTACCATGGGCAGTACAGGATAAAGTATGGTGGGCGCATGATCACTTTCCTCATATTCCAGTTTTCCTGGGTCCATACAGTCATGAAAAGTGGGTGCGATGCGAGCCAGGGGATATCTTAATTGATGACCGCAGAAGTAACTGCGAAGAGTGGGAACGTGCAGGCGGTAGAGCCCATATGTATAAAAACTGGGAAGATTGTAAAGTGTGGCTTGAGGAGACATTAAAATGATTATTGGCGTATGTGGTTTTATTGGCAGCGGCAAAGATACTATTGCTGACTATCTAGTTAACGTTCATGGCTTTCGTCGTGAAAGTTTTGCTAATACATTAAAAGATGCAGTAGCCGCAGTATTTGGCTGGGACAGAGTTATGCTCGAAGGTCGTACTAAAGAAGCTCGTGAGTGGCGTGAACAAGTAGATCCTTGGTGGGCAGAACGATTAAACATTCCTAATCTAACTCCACGTTGGGTATTACAGTACTGGGGTACGGAAGTATGCCGTAAAGGGTTCAATGATGATATTTGGATTGCAAGTTTAGAAAATAAATTACGTAATAGTAAAGACAACATTGTTATTAGTGATTGCAGATTCCCTAACGAAATTGCAAGTATTAAATCAGCAGGCGGTATTATTGTTTGTGTGGAACGAGGAATTCAACCTCATTGGGTTGATATTGCAATCCAAGCAAACAAGGGCGTAGATTCTGCAAACATATGGTTAATGAAAGAAAAGATTCATGCCAGTGAAACTGCATGGGTTGGCACTAAATTTGATTACGTATTAGACAATAACTCTACATTAGATTCTTTGTTCAAACAAGTAGAAATAGTGGTGCAACCTGAACCAATGAAAATGTGAATTCCGCTAAATAGCCTCCTTTCATGGAAAATGTATAAATATACATAACCGTTTAAGGAGAAAACATGGCTACTTTAGTATCCCCAGGTGTAGCAGTTAGCGTTACAGATGAAAGTCAATATGGCTCAGCCGGACAAGGCACTGTACCGTTAATTATCCTAGCCACAGAAACAAACAAATCTAATGTCAGTGCGTCAGGTTACGCAGAAGGCACAAAGGCAGTAAATGCCGCTAAACCATATCTATTAACTAGTCAACGTGAACTAGTAGAGTTATTTGGTCAACCACAGTTTAGCGTCATTGATGGCACACCTATACATGGAGCAGAAACAAACGAATATGGTTTGATGGCTGCTTACAGCTATTTAGGTCTTGCAAACAGAGCATACGTTCTACGTGCTGATATTGACCTTGCACAATTAGAACCAAATATAACAGACCCAGCAGGTGAACCAGATAATGGTACATACTGGTTTGATTTAACATCTTCATCTATAGGATTGTTTGAAGCAACTGGTACTACATCATCTGATTGGCAATTAACTGCTCCAATTATTATCACTGACATTGCTTACACAGATGGTGGAACAGGTTTGCTACCTGATGCGTCCATTGGCGATAATGGTGATTATGCTATTGTTGCAACAAGTGTAGTTTCTAGCTATCAAATTTACAAAAAAGTAAGTGGTAACTGGCTA